TATAACACGGCACCAACGGCAAGCGCATTGCACAGAATCACGCCGCCACGCCATGCAATCGGCAAGTAACCGCACAACCGCCAGCTGTACCCGATAGGACAAAGGCGGGCCGGGGACCGTCAGCCCCACCGTTCCGTCCCGTCACACGACTGTACCTGCGCGTACAATCGCCCGGCAACCACAATATGTTGTGCCGGCACATTGCGCTCCGCTATATGTTGTGTAGTGTACCTGTGGGTACACGTTGGCGTGTGGTGGCCGCACTACAACACACACGCGGGCAGCTGCGCGCCGGCCTGGCAACCGGGGGTGACCCCACGCACGGGGGCGGGGGTGCGCGGGACTCCTGATCGGTCCACTCGGGAAATATATCAGATTTGCTTAGACTTTCAGTGGTGTGGTGGCCATCGGCTAAAGTTGCGCTATCGGGTTTAGCCTTGGCTGCTGGCGGTGTGTGTGTGGGATTGGTTGGTCAGGAAGTGGCCAGCGGACTCCGAACGCTGACGCGTACTTCGTCCGTGTCCTCGCCGCCCGTGGTGTCAATTATGGGCGACGCTCGTTGATACGCTCGCCAAGGCTCGCTATCAACCACCCCCCCTAAGGCCCCCCCATGATATCACAGATATTGCGGCAGGTCAAGAAGTCGTATGTGGTCAAGTGGCGTAAGTTGTTTGTTATCAGCGGAAGATTTTTTTCGTTAGCAGTGGTGCGTTGCCCTGCGGGCGGTTTTTAGCCTTCCGGGAGGGTTGACAGGTCTGGTTTTGGGCTAAAAAATTCACAGGCCGAGTTCCATCTGACGGGTGCAGGTGGTAGGCCAGGCTCCATGCGGCACTCGCCCATGTTTTGCTGGCCTGATCTGTGGAAGTGGCGGCAGTTGTAGCACTTTGGATTAATGTCGGGGAACTGCTTATCTAGTCGTTTCTGCCAGCCACGGTGGGCCATCAGTAGTTATACCGCACTAGGTAGTTCGACGGTGCATTCAACCTCGTTACCCCACACGTCCCAGCCTGGGCGCTGGCGGCGTGCGAACAGCTCAACTCTTGGCCCGTCGCTTTGCTGCTCTATCATGTCTTGGAAAAACTCCGGTTTCTTGCTGTGCTTTTTCCATGCCCTCTTAACCTGCCACCACGTCGAATCCTGCCGCGTCTTGCCTGTTGGCATCCTTCCGCGCCGCCCTAGTATCAAGAATTCATTTGTGGGGCAGTACAGCCCACCCTGTCCGGTCCCCATTGGTGCCTTGCACCATGTCAACGTCTGGCAGTATTTGAAGCCCCACGCCTTCAGCACCTCGAACGCTTGCGGCAAATACTTTTGCGTCGTCCAGAGATACAAGTCACAATTTTCGGCAGCTATATCGGCAACCGCAAGCGCCTTGATCTGATCCACTGTCATTTGCTCGTATGGCATTTCTGACTCTTTCGGGGTATGCCCCGCATAGTTTGGCTTGCTTGCCTTACCCCACTTGCCATATTTCCAGGGTGGATCTACAAGTATCGTCTTGTATTTCTTCAATTCAACCTCCTGAGTAGGAGTGGTATAACAATGTGATCAAGCGGACGGCAAAAAGCGCCGCCGCTTATCGCAAGCGTTATCCCCCGGGTTGGGCCTGCCGATGTTGTCGATGACGCTCTGGTTCCAGGCGTCGAAGGCTTTATCGAACTCGGTTTCTGGCCGGGGTTTAGTCTTGCGCCATGTTGGGTCGATCTCGCGCCGGCTGCCGCAGTCCTGGCACTGGAGCCAGTTGATCTCGCAGACCTGGAAGCGGTCGCCATCGCAGATATGGCACTGCTGTCTAGGATTCAAGTGGAGACTCCCCTTGTTGAGTGGGCGCGGCGGGTGTCTTGGAGACACAAGCGGGGAAAAGGGGGAGAAACCCCGACCGCCGCGCCGTATTGCCCTCTCTGCTAACCAAGATACACTACCACCTCACGCCTGTCAACCCGCTGGCAAGGTTCTGATACAGATTATTCATGGCTAATTGGACAATTATTCACAGCGCGCAATCCATTGTGCGTAATGGCGTTATAGAAGAACTGCGTGTTTTTACCCACCAACTGCGTAAAATTCCCCACCTGCTGACTTGACTAAGCGCGTATTGTTGTGGTAGTGCTACTACCATAAATGGGATGCCCTCTGAGGGTGTGGATTTGCCATTTTGCCACCCGAGAGCGGGACGGAACGCCGGGGCATCCCCCGGTTCAGAGAGCGGAGATTGCCTGTGCGGGGGAAAAAGGCACGCGGCGAAGTCGAGATCACGCAGCTCGTTGAGCATTTCAAGTGCGACGAGGACAAGGTTCTCAACTCCGCTGGACAGCCTCGGGTTAAATTCGCCCGTGGTCAGAATGTCGGCAAGCGGTGCGCCACCTGCCACGGCGTCTTTACATCTAAGTCGTTCTATCCCATCCACAAAGACAATCCCACAGGCCCGACCAACGCCTCCTGCAAGCAGTGCAACTACTTTGCCGTAGTCGCCAACCGCCGTGGCGTGGCGCAGAAGATCCGCAAGGAAGCCAAGAACATCAAAGAGGAAACCGTCGAGGCTATCAAGCGGGATATCTTCAAGCTGGACAAAAGGATCACAAGGAAAGCCTGGCCATCGGACCCCGACAAGCGGCGCAAGGCTCTGGACAAGGTCATCCCCCAGGCCATTGACGACTACCGTGGCGAGTTCTCCGCCATGTCCGCCGGCATCAACCTGCCGATCACCGAGATCCAGCAGTACATCGAGGCCGATCCCGACCTCCAACAGCGGCTGGAGAACGCTCAGATCAAGGCCATCAGCGAGGTCGAGGCGCATTTGCTTGAACTGTGCCTGACCAGCACCAGTCCGACCGCCGCGATGTTCTGGCTCAAGAACAAGGCACCCGAGAAGTGGTCCGATAAGTCCCAGGTCGAAGTTAAGAACACCGGCCTGTCGCTTCCCCCCGTGGACGCAGACGCTCAGGCGTCGGTCCTCCAACTGTTTCGCAAGGAAGGTAATGACGATGGATAAGTGGGTGAGGCGCAACTGGGTCTACCTGGTGTTCCTGGCTGGCGCGATGATGCTGACCTTCGGTATCGCCATCGAGGCGAAGGCGCTGGAAATCAACGGCGCTCGGCCTACGACGTTCTTCACGGGCGGACTGGACACGGTCAGCGTGGCTGTTGACGGCGACGACCACTGGACGCTACCTGACGGCTATCTCATGTGGACCGGAGACGGCTCCGAGTTCCGCATTGGTCGCTACATCAATGGGTCGTTTGAGAGCGTCTACGCGCACATCCCGGCAAGCCGTTCGCTGATCCTGCCTGCCCCCTCGGCTGTTGATGTCGATGGCGTTGGCTGGAGCCACATATTCAACGTATCGACTACCGACACGGTGTTCATCATCCCGGTGGACAAGTAGACAATGCCCGCCGTGACGGAGCAGGACCGCGACCGGCTGCTGGAGATGCACAAGGCAATCCAGTTCTACGGGACACCGGAGAATGGTTACACCGACTCCGGGTTCTGGCGGTTCCTCCGTTACGTCTACACCAAGGACAGCCACGACGATCAGCCCGTCAAGCCCCTCATGGCGGACGCGCCTGAATACCTCGTCGTGGTCTTCCTGTATATGCTCGCCTGCGAAGTGCTTGCTGTCCCCAAGTCGCGGCAGATGCGACTGTCGTGGGCGACCACGGCGTTCTCCGTGTGGCACACGATGACCAACAGCCACCGCCACACAATCTACCAGACCAAGAAGGAAGAGGACGCCTTTGCGATGGTGTCGCAAGGGCACAAGAACCCTCAGTCTGGTCGCATGGACTTCATCATCCAGAACCTTCCCGAGTGGCTGCGCGACCCGAACATCAAGAGCGGCTCCGGCAACCAGGTCGGCAAGCTGACGTTCTCTCCAGACAGGCTGGACGACAACGGTTTCGAGGTGCCTTGGTATGGCTCTGCGATCAACGCTATCCCTCAAGGAGCGCATCAGGTACGCCAGTATACGCCTTCGCTTATGGTATCTGACGAATCTGCGTTTCAGGAGGAATTTGAGGCGTCGATGATCGCAGCTCGCCCCGCTGTGGCCGGCGGCGGTAAGGTCATCTGCGTGTCCTCTGTGGACTCTGGCTCTGCGTTCAACCGCATGGTGCTGGAATCCGAGACTGGTGACATTCCCGAGCATCAGGTTCATCCCGCCGTAGCGCGTGGCCTGGAACTGCTAGGCATGGAGTGGCCGCGTGGCATGAAGTCGTGGGAAACGCCAAGCGGCGTCTGGTGCCTCGAGGTCCATTATACTGCCGACCCCGACAAAGACCCGGCCCGCAACGGCGCGGCGTGGGTGTCCGACGCTGTGCGCGGCTACGTCGGCGGTTTCGAATCCTCGGGCTGGAAGACCGAAATGGAGATCGACTACAACGCCGGTGGCGGCGACCCGGTCTTCCCATTCATCGCCAACCCGGCACATCCGATCTTCTCCCGCTCCGTGAGCGTGGACGAGGCCATCGGGACCATGAACATCTACGCCGGGTTCGACTACGGTGCCCGCAACCCCGCCGCTCTGGAGATTTGGGGATTCCCCAAGACGGGCAACCCGATCTCGCTTGGCGAGGTCTACGAGCCGTGCGTCCACGTTGACAAGTTCACCGCGAAGATGAAGCAGTCTCCGTACTGGGAACATATCCGGTACATCGTGTGCGACCCATCCATCATGGCCAAGACGCAGCAGACGGCCACCGGCCTGCGGTCTATTGCCGAGTTGTTTGCCGACCACGGTGTCGTGTTCAAAAAGGGGCGGCGCGGCGCTGACGTTCCCATCGCCCTGCGGTTCCTGAGCGAATACTGGGCCGACCCGCTAAACCCCGGCGCGTACATCGACCACGTAGCCACGCCTGCGCTGGCTCAGGAGGTCATGGACCTGCGCTGGGACCGGCACCTGTCTGCTGGCCTGGACGCCCGCAAGAACGCTCCTGAGCGCATTAGGGACAAGAACAACCACGCATGGGACGCCACATCGTATCTGTTTGACTCGCGCCCGAGTTCGTGGGTCGCTCCGATCAAGAAGCGTGCTGGCGGTATCGTCTTTCAGGACTTGCTCGACAAGGCTGATCGCCTGCAATACGAGCGCGATTACGCAAACCGTGGAGGCATCAGAGTTGTCTAAAGGACGCAAGAAGAAGACCGGGGCGCAGCTGCTAGAGGCACCGGCTGAAATGCAGATCGAGTGCAGTCTGGACGCAGAGTATGCGCCTGAGTACGAATTCGAGATCGACCTGGTAGACGCGGACTTCCCTGAGATGCAGATGACCAGCACCGGCGGCAACGTCTATGACGTTCACCATGAGTGCCCGATGTGCGATGCCGCCTGTTCGACTCGCGGCACTGGCTACCCCGTGCTGATGTGTCCGCGCTGCCGCGTGAAGATGGTGGCGCAGCCCGTGAAGGTGGACGGTTAGGCTATGATCGGCAAGGACATTCGCAAGATCAATGGCAAGACCGAAGATGGCGTGCAGGGTTGGCTGTACCAGATTCAGCGTGCCATCAAGCTGCGGCGCGAGGAAGAAAAACGCTGGGAATATAACGAGGAATTCGAAGACCTCAAGCAGTGGGATGGCGAGTTCGGTCGCGGTGACGAAACGACCATCAACAAGGTCGGGTCCATCATCCGCACCCGCCGCGCCATGCTGGCTTGGAGGAACCCCCGCGCCAAGGTGACGCCCAAACGGGCTTCCGGCTGGGAGCCGATTCCAATCCCCGAGATGGGACCGGACGGCACGCCGAAGATCGACCCGATGACGGGGCAAATCGTGGTCCGCATGATCGAGCGGCACAAGGTCCGAGAGGCGATCCTCAACGACATCATGGGCGCTCCGCTGTTTGGACTCAAGAAGACGATCACGCGGCTGTCAAAGGCCGGCGACATCGGATACGGTGTCCTTAAAGTCGGCTATCGGCCTGAGTTCGAAACCGGATACGCGCCGGATAAGAAAGAGCAGACTGTCAAGATCACCGCCGACGGGCTGGATCTCTCCAACTACGTCATGAACCCGGTGACCGGCCTGCCTGCCATTGACGATGATGGCAACCCGATCGACCGCGCTTCGATCCCTGTGTGGGAAGACTGGTTCATCGACTGGGTCCACTACCGCCATATCTTGATCGACCCCGATGGCGGCAACGACTTCATGAAGCACTGCTGGGTCGGGCAGGAGATCATCCGTCCGCTCGAGGATGTAAAGAACGATCCGCTGCTCAAGAACACCAAGGACTTGCAGCCTACCGGCGACTACTACGACCACGGCGCAGAGGCGAACACGAAGGCGAAGCCCGACTGGCTAGGCAGTGTGGACAATGAGGACGAGAAGTCCGACCAGGTGCGCCTGTTTGAGATTTGGGATATGAAGAACGAGCGGCTTATCGTGCTGGCAGACGGTCACGGCGAGTACCTTCGCAACGACACGATGCCCACTGGCACGAAGTACAGCCCGTTCGTGTTCTACCGGCCTAACGAGATCATCGGGGCAGAAGAAAAGTTCTTCCCACGCCCGATCACCAGCGATCTTGCTCCGCTGAACTGCGAGTTCAATTCTGCTCGCCGCCAGCAGCTTGTCGCCATGAAGAAGTCGAACCGCAAGATCATCACGAAAAAGGGCGCGTTCGACTCGCTGAACCTGACCAAGTTGGTCAACGACCGCGACATGGAGATCGTAGAGTTGAAGGAGGACGGGGCTTACGGCGTGTCCGACTCCTTCATCCCCTATGCCCCGCCGCCTGTGTCAGATGCGATCTATGCGAACATCTCGCTGATCGAGAAGGACATCTACGAGATCGCCGGGATGCCCCCGGAGGCACTTGGATCTCCCAAGAGTAAGACGGCTACCCAGGTCAACGCCCTCGGTGCCGGCATGGGATCGCGCATGGACTTCGACCGCATGGTGCTAGCCGACACGCTGCGCGAGGCGATCAAGAAGTTGGACGATTCCATCGAGGCCAACATGACGATGGAGCGGGCCGTCAGCATCATGGGTGCAGACGGGCAGGCGTTCGTTGGCATCGTTGATCCCGACATGATCGTGGGCGACTTCGACGTAGACATCGACGTTGAGGACATGATGCCGGTGGACAGTGCCCAACAGGCCGCGCTCAAGGTCCAGGTCATGCAGATCGCCGGCCAGTCTCCTTGGCTGTTCGCCGACGAGACGCTTGCTACCGGCTGGGGCCGCGAGTTCGGGCTGAAGGATGTCAACTTCATGAAGGCGTTGAGCAAGTCGGCGCAGATGCAGATGCAGATGTTGGCTGGCCCCCAGCAGCCGATGGTGCCCAATGCCCCGCCTCCGCAGAACGAGGCTGATGCTATCGCCCAGATGGGCGCGGGGATGCAGGCTCCGAATATGCAGGGGGCGACCTAATGCCGATCTACACGCTACAGTGCAAGGCGTGTCACTCGCTGAGTGAACACATTATGGGGATGCTGGATGGGCATGAGAGCGAAATCAAGTGCCCAACCTGTGGCGAGCGGATGAACAGGCGCGACAACCGCGCTTACTGGGCTGAGGGCATCCAGATCCAGGGCGATACCGTCGCTGGTGGTTGTTCCTACGACTACTACGACGAGAATCTCGGGGTCCACGTCAGAAGCAAGCAACACCGAAAAGACGAGATGTTGAAGCAAGGCTTGCGTGAGTACGCCCCGGACCCCGAGATCAAAAAGTACAGGGACGAGGCTCGCTATATCAAGAGCAGCGCCCCGAAGGGCGACCGCGAGGCTGGGGCCGCAGCGCGGAAACTCGCCAAAGAGGCCCAAGTCGTTCGGCGCAAGAAGCAGATCAGCCGCGTTATGGACTCTGCTCCTCTGCCGAACATCAAAGTGGACTAGGAGAGAACTCACATGGCTAACGTCAATCTCCCCGATGGGGACAAGTGGGACGCCGCCGAAGAGCAGGCTCTTGCGGGCTTCGACATGGACTTGACCGAGGACGATGGCGATGGCCAATCGGAATCGGAAGACGAGCTGCGTGCGGGCGAAGATGACGCCGGCGCAGAGATTGAGGATGACGAGGATTCTGTCTATGAGACGGAAGATCAGGATACCGGGGAATCCACCGCCCCCGAAGATGAAGAGGAATCGGTGGCGTTTGATCCGCAGAATTGGGACGGCGATCTCAACAGTCTGCCGGAAGAAACGCGCAAGCTGATTGATCCCATCTACAAGACGATGGAACGCGGGATGCATAATAAGTTCCAGGAACTTGCTCGGATTCGTAAAGAATACGAGAACAAGATGGCTGAACTTGTGAGCAAACCGACTCAGCAGCCTGCGCCGGCACAGCCCGATGGACCGCCCCCTGCGCCTGTTGGAACCGAGACACCGGAACAGCAACAGGCGATGTGGGACAAGCGTGACGAGTGGTTTGCCGCAAAGGCACTTGAGAAGCAGGCCGAGAAGATGGGCTTGTCCAAGAAGGATGAGCGCGTCGAGCTGTTGGTAGCCGAGCGCGAGCAGCAGCGCCGCATTGCCCTGGTTCAGTCTCAGGAGGGATTCCGTCCCGAGATCGGACAGGCGATGGCGTCCATCGCACAGCAGCATCCGTACTACCAGAATATGCTCGATTCCGACGAAGGAATCTTGGTCTTGTTTCACACCGCAAAGAACGCGCTTGAGGCCCACGAACTTCGTCAGCAGAGTGCCAAGACGAAGCAGGCGTTGGCGAGCAAGGCTGATGCGGACATCAAGAAGAAGGCTAGCGCGGCCAAGGGCGCGATCTCAAGGACTGGCACTCGGAAGGCATCGCCTGCCGAGACTTTTGCCAAGACGTTCGAGGACGCCGAAAAGAACGCGCTGGCTGAGTTTGAGTCACTACGCTAACCATCGAAGGTTAGCGGTTGCGTCACTAGGAGGTGACGAGTATGTCTTCTACGACTGATCCGAGGACCAGCATTGATGCTCTTTTGAGCGTGACTGCTGATCACTACTACAAGAGCGGGCTCGTCCACGACGCCATCTTCAAGAGCAACCCGACGTTCGCTGAACTGAACAAGAAGGGTGTCAAGAAGATGGTGGGCGGTGGGTCGCGCATTGATGTCAACGTGATGTACGGGAAGAACACCACGGTGGACTCGTACTCGCGTTACGGCGAGATCGACGTTGCCCCGCAGGATGGCATCACCCAGGCGCTGTACAACTGGGCGCAGTACGCCGGCACCGTCAGCATCGACGGTCTGAGCGAGGCGCAGAACAGCGGCAAGGAAGCCGTCCAGAAGCTGCTGCGCGAGAAGGTCACGCAGTTGACCATGTCGTTCGCGGAGCGGATGAACGCCGATCTGTGGGACGTTGAGCAGGCTACGACTTCGTTCGCGACCGGCAACGGCAACAAGAACATCATCTCGATCCCGATGTTCGTGCAGGGCGATCCGACCACGGCGCAGGATGTCGGCGGCATCGACCAGAGCGTCGAAACTTGGTGGGCCAACCAGACGAAGAACTCTGGCACCGAGTCCAGCGGTACGTTCCTGATGCTCAACAAGGAAATGCGGAGCCTGTACAATAGTTGCTCCAAGGGCTACGGCGGCGCCCCCGACCTGATGATTGCCAATCAGGACACGTTCGAGGCGTACGAGACGGGCATGGACACCAAGGTCCGCTATGAGTACACCGACAACGCTTCGGTTGGCTTCGAGAACATCAAGTTCAAGGGCGCGAAGCTGATGTGGGACGAACACGTTCCCGATCCCGACGGTGGCTACAACTTCGACCACGCCAGCTACGCCGGCACGACCGGCGGCGCTGTGTACTTCCTGAACACCAAGTTCCTCGACCTGGTCTGCCTCAAGGGCAAGGACTTCGTCCCGCTGGGCTTCGACCGCCCGACGAACCAGGACGCTCGCACTGGCCTGTGGGTCTTCTACGGTCAGCTCGTGTGCAGCAACCGGCGCAAGCTGGGCGTGCTTGAGGACATCACCACGACCATGACTTCGTAAGGAGGTGAAGTAATGGCACAGCAGATCATCGGTCAGGGGCCGGGCAACCTGGTTCCCGATAGCGAGAAGAAGCAGTATCTTGCCAGTGCCGCCATCACCAAGGGGCAGGTTGTCGCCTTGGTGACCGGCGCGGGGACTGCGTCCTATTCCATTGTCGCTGCCGACAGCGATGGCACGAACCTCGATGTCGTTGTGGGTGTCGCCGCTGAGTCTATCGCCTCCGGTGCGTGGGGCGATGTCTACGTTAGCGGGTATTGCCCCTACGTCCTGACGGACGGTACGGTGGCGGTTGGCGATCCGCTGGTACCGCATACGGTCGCCGGTGAAGCGTCCGTTATGGCGGCTGGCGAGGAACACATTCGCTTCGGCCACGCCCTGTCCACTGACACGGGAACGACCGAATACTGTGACGCGATCATCTTCAAGCGCGTCTAGGTGTAGCCAATGAGTGCAGTCGTATCCGGCGTCAAGGCGAAACTGAACCTGCGGCTTCCCGGCCAGATCGGGACCAACAGGCAGTGGTCGGACACCTACATCGAAACGCTGATCCTCGCTGCGGCTCATGCAGCCTGCGAGCGTATCGGCTTCCTGTGGGTGTCCGAGGAAATCAGTCTCACCGACGATACGCACGAATACGCACTGGACTCCAAGTTCATTTCGGTGGAAGCCGTCGAGTTCGCGCTTGACGGCTCCACCTACGAACAGCACCTGAAACCCGCCACCATGCAAGAGTTGGACTCCATCTCTCGACGGTGGCGACTCGACCGGGGCACTCGGCCTGAGCGGTACGTTCTGCTGAGTGCCCCCGGCACCGATGACACGACCGGAGCGACCGGCAACGGGTCGCGTATCATCATCTACCGTCCTCTGTCCAGCGCCGGCTCCTCTACGATCCGCGTTCAGGGCTGGGGCATCGGCACCGCCAGTACCAATGTGCCTGACGATGTTCAGGAGAGGGTCCACGTCCCATACGTCATGGCGGTCCTGCGGTCCCAGCACGACCAGGCAGAGGCACTCGACTACTACCGCAAGTTCGTCAGCGAGTGCGACAGGGTTCGTGGTCGCTTCCAGCAGCCGTATGCAGATGGAACCCGCGTCTTCGGGAGTGGTACCGGATGGCTGTAACCTGGGCCAACATTAAGGACTTGTTCTACGAGTTTGTTGGCGACCGTGAGGGCGTCCACCAGTTCTTTACAGCAGCGCAGCTCCAGGGCTGGCTGCATGAGTCCATGCGCGAGGTGGCAGAGCGGACGCACTTCAAAGACGTAGAGGCTACGCAGACTGCTACAGAGAACCTGCCAACGAGCAACGTGCCGACATATATGTACGAGGTATGGCGCGTAGAGGTTGATGACGAGTATGTGCGGCCCATTACCGCATACGAGATTCGCAAGCAGGATCGCTTCTGGCAGGAGCGCACTGGCAAAATCTACTGGTATCTGCTTGACGAGTACCAGACTAATCCAGACACCATTGTAATACGCTGGTTTGAAATTCCCGCATCTGATGCAGAGTTCTCCATCTACGGATATGGCGATCCCGGCCTGCCGAATGACTCAACAGATACTAACGCCATGAACG